GGCAGGTTAGTAACCTGTCACGTACAAATTCTACTATGTTTATACATGGTGGACTGGTTCTTGTCCAGCCAGCTTGAAGTGTTTACCTCAGTTATAGAGGATTGTCTCGACATGCCCTCTTTCTGTAACTAACACGTCTAAGGGATTGAATTTATTCATGCCCCTTGACAACATTGGACTCTTTTTCCCCCCCCCCAATCCAAACTTTTTCGTTTGTAAAATTTTATTCCATTGAAAATTTATAAAAACAACAAAAACAAAGTAAAATTTTTAAAAACCAAAAATTTGTATGGATCGTCCGCCTCACCAGCGGAGATGAGAAACCGATCGTTTTCATTTTCATCCGGAGGAGCACATTTGACCTTCCTGCACTGGAATTATCTAAGTAACTTACAGAAAGGAATCTAACAGTCCCTTGTTGTTTGAGTACTCTGCCGTTATCGCATCTACCACTATACCGCGAGGTATGATATCGGATATCAGTGAGTCTCTAATATAACACTTGGTTGATTGATTTTTCGGACTGTCTGTTACATTTAATATACAGTGTCCAGAGGTTGTAGGAGGGTTTATCCCTCGTTTTTCTTTCTTCTTATTTACATGGTGACAAAGTAGTATAAATACGACATGGCGTTTAACGACTTTGGTAAATCAGACCCACTCACTTACTGCGAACACTTGTTCCACACTGATGGAATCATTCTGAAACGTTTCCTAGCTGAAGTCATGGGCAGAGATGTCTATGAAATAGCTAAAGTGCATACAGAACATCGTATCAATGCAAGTAATAGAGAAGCTTTTATGGAAGCTATGAAAGAACACCCAGAAGCAAAATTCGTTATCTTTAACGATACCTGGTATTATTGTAGACATACCTATCAGACACGATTTGGTCCACGTTTGGATCATCAACAAGGTATTGCCTGTGTACGACCCACTCCCGAGAATCTACATGAAGGTTTTTCATATTACCTCATCAGTAGACACTTAGTCAGGCATATTGTCACAAAGGATCCCTGGTCACTCATTACACATGTACAGGTATTTGATCCATTACCAGAACCTAACACCGGACTTACTCGACTTAAACAAGCACGTTCCAGACCTGAAACTTTGTACTGGTATTTTAGACCAGACTACTACATAACCAAAATGAACAAGAAACGACAACTTGAGCTTTTTGGCGAATTGAAGTATCTTCCGTCTAAACATACCATTTCCATAGAGGACTGGAATGCGGTTGTTGATAAAATTGACGAACACCGAACCACTCTTGCTAAACTCAGTGGTAAAATGACACTCGCAGCTGAAAATTTTCTAGCTGTTTGGGATTTATACCGTAACACCGATGGTAATTCAAAGTTGATCCCCCTCCATCCAGACAAGAATCTCATTTTTGATACCATTAATGGTTTTCCACGTTCACCTCTGAGAAAGCAACTTAAAGATGCTGCATTTGAATTACAACATCTAACCCGAGAATACTACTCAGTCTTTTTGACATCTGCTAATTATTTTGGTATATTCATCAATGCTTATCGTCATGCAAATGTAGATAAGTTGATACCAAAGGAGAATTGTATCTTTGAAAGGACAGAAATAGGAATACTAGACGAAATGGAAGCTCGCTATGAAACCAAAGGGCTTTTTGGGATTTTTACATCTATCCCGGATTTTACAACCATTTCCGAGACGTTTTTCACTACCCGTGTTACGTCTTTTCTTTTAGATCTAGTGAAAGACAAGGTCAAGCATGCATTATCCATGGCTACTGATGTAGCTAATTTGATGCATAACGCTTTCAACTTGTTTTTACTCCTCAGGGAGCCAAAGGGCATCAGTTCGCTTAAACTCATGCTAAGTACCACCATTGCTACACTGACTCTGAACATTGTGAATATTTGTGCCAAATATGACTTACCCACAAAATTCTCTCATGGTATTAAGAAAATCATGAGTCAAATTGGTGATCATATTTTCAAATTCATTATGTACAGGACAACTGAACACACAGAGGATGCTGGTCCTAGTGTCAACTTGGCGCTTGTAAAATTTGCGGCAGTGATTGCACTTGTGGTAGCAAAGTGTGCTGGTTTAAAAACTCCTAACGATACAATCAAGAATCTCTCAGCGGTAACAAAGGATGTAGCCATAGTCAAAGAATCGGTAGTTGAATTTATGCATGATGTCTTAGGGATCAATGTAGATAGTAAACGCCAGATTGCTGATGATCTTAATGAACTTGCAACTCGTGGACATCAGTTAAGAGAGATAGATCAAAAATCCCTAGATCCTGAGCATATCCAAGAAATGAAATCTTGGTTAAAGATTACAGGTGATCTCATCAACAAAGCCCCACCGGGTCACAACACCATGCCCCTGGTCGCCACTTACAATGAACTTGCTATGCGTTGTGAGCGCATCGCGCAGAACATAGCAATGAATAAGAAGCGTCCAGAACCACTTAACATCTTCCTTCATGGAAATGGTGGTGTTGGTAAGACAGATCTCATTGAGGCTTTACACGTGGCACTTGCTACATCATGTGGTCAATCACCAGATTGTAAATACTACAATTTAAACAGTGGAAACCACTGGAACACCTACAGTGGTGAAATTGCAGCTGTTTGGGATGAGTTTAATGCCACCAAAAATCCCAATTCTAACGAGAGATTACAAATTTCCACTATCAATAGTTTTCTAACGGGAGGTACCGTCTCAATGCCAGGAGCCGCAATCAGTGATAAGCACCAAGTACCGTGTTTTATGTATACGATATTCTCCTCTAACACCAAGCCAAATGGTATTGATCTTAACATTTCTGACGAGGCGAAAGCTGCTTTTAAGAGTAGATTTCTTTTCGTGAGTGTTGAGGATCCAAAGCTTGAGAAGATACTTGCAGAGGGTGGTAGTCGTAACAAGACTAAACATCGACGTGATGACTATAGCCACTTGACCCTCCGCGTATATCGTACTACTGATAACATGCCAAATGCTGATTCACCTCAATTGAGCAATGTAACTTTCGCAGAATTGGTTCAAATGTGTCAAGCAGAGTTAATAAACCGCAACAAAGCTTTCACACGTAATCAAGATCGTTACGCCAAATTTGCTCAGGCACCCTTGAGAGTTAATGGACGAAACTTGACTGTTAGAAAGGCCTATGACCGTACAGAGAATACTATGGAACCAATCAACACCAGAGTTCCAGTAACATGCGTCTATGGTATTCCAGGCTGTGGAAAGAGCTCAGAATTCAAACCAGAAATTAAGACCTTGGCTGAGAATACAGGAATGGAAATTGATGAATTGAATGAAACAACGCTCATTGAACGCTTTCTTGACCAAATTAAAGAAAGCAGTGTTGATACAACTGTGTGTAATCGTGAAATGATTAAAACGCCTACATGTTATATAATTGATGACGTTGATCTCAATGATTATAAAATTCAAAGTGCTATGGTTACCTTGTATAATAGTTGCAAAGTTGGTGATGTTATATTACTAATTGGTAATTTTTGCAAGAGATTGACATGGTATGACTGGGTTACCCGACAAGCTATGCATCAAATTGTAGAGAAACGCGCAGGTTTTGTTCGACGTTTCTTTGAAGAGGGAGTTATGCTTGTACAAGCAACTAAATCCGGCTATTTTCTAGACAATAACACCATCTGGAACAAGGAAGAACAAGTCAGATACTGGGAGACAGCTACCGTGTGCGACCGGTATAAAATTGTGCGAGGAGCCCCATTGCATATACTCCATTCATATAAAGATCTTAATATTGATGCACGTGGGTTAAGACCACGCGATATTCCATCTGACATATTAAACAAAGCTCTGAAAGGAGCTATGCCTATGTCCACACGCGTCGGTATGAAAGCCCTCAAACCAAATGTTAAGAAAGTTTTAACATCCAAAGAGTTAATCATTGAAGATTTTATGCATATGCTGAACAATGAATTTAAAGAATTTGATGATTTTGAAGCCCGTGTATTGACTGATGAAGGTAATTTGTATGTTGTTAACAAGACTGTGTACATAGCTAAAGGTATATCTACTTACGAATTATGTTTCCCAAGTACTTATGTTCCAGGAGGTGACTTGCTGGTTAAAACCAAACGTGATACCACATGTGTTCTCACTAAGGATATGTTCACTGCTTTTTGTATGAGAAGTCAAGGAGATATGGTTGACTTTCCAGCTCCCGTCTTTGTAGCACTTCTAGAATGGGAACGTTTTGAAACGTTAGAATGGAATGCCCTCAAGGAGCATTACATAGTTGATCTAGAAAGCTGGGCAAAGATACAATCCAAGCGATTGAAAGAATTGTCACAGAAGGAGTTGTTGCAGCGTACATCAGCCCAACAGATGATCGTAGGACTCGCTACTATTGTCGCGGGTACTATAGGAATTGGCTATGTCGCTAAGAAACTTGTCAACTGTATCTACTGCAGGTTTAAGAAAGATACCTGCCAAGAAGCGGATTTGAATAACCTTACGGACAAAGCAGACCGTATACTTGAGGTAACAGAAAGAATGGCAGCTAAAGGCGCGCGGAAGATCATGTATAAAGGAAGAGCAATGTGTTCTAGTTCTGAAGGTGCAATTGATGCGAAGAAGATGCAACATCTCATTGCGGAGAACATCGACAAAGCGGCAGTCAACAAGCGTATTGGAAAGTTGTACATCGATTTTACCGTTGATGGCAGTCCCCACCACGCCACGTACCAGCCAGGACAACCCTGGGAAGTTTTCGATGGGTACATGGAACGAACTGAAACGATTACTATCCAAATGAATGCAGATAATCCTCAAATCGCCAAAATCAACCGCAATGCCGTTAACTTGTACTACCTCGGACTTCAGGACACCAAAGGTTGTTATGGTTTAATGTTAACTCCCACAATTGGAGTTGCACCAGCACATGCTTTTCTCGAAAAGTATGGTGTTGTCCATCTTGAAGAATATCATAACAACGTGAGAGCCACAGCTAAGTTGATATACAAGGATTCAACAAGAGAGCTAGCATACTTTACCCCTTGTGTAGATGGGAAACCATATCTGCTACAAGGTATCAAGGATATTACCAACTGTATTGCCCCATATGCTTTACTAGAGAAGACCTCAACATGCAAAGTTTTACAGCTTAAAAGAGAAGGCACTCCGAACGTAGAATCTGGAGATTTCTATCTCATAAAGTATCATGACAACTACTTTAAACTTGATGATGTTAAGAATTTTTCTGTTGATATCGGTACTGCTACCTTCGGTATGGCACGTGAAGTCTTGCTACCTGGGGACTGTGGTTCACCTTACTTGACAGAAGTAAATGATAAGATCTATATCATCGGCATCCATGCAGTCAAACGTTCAAATGAATCCGTACATGAACATGTGTGTGCCTGTTTGAGCCGCGAGGCTTGGACTCAAATGGCAAGGAATGTTACGGATTTGATTGAAACAACTGAAACTGGCATCCGTTTTTCAAAAAGTGAGCCTCGTGTTTCTGATAAGGCGAAATTTCCGGTGTTTTATCCTGATGCACTTCAGAACCTAATGTCTGTTGACGGCTGTCCAATATTTAATCCTGTGGGACCAAATTTTGAAGCTGTTGCATACATTAGCAACAAGACACCAATTGATGCTAATATCAAGAAATACAACGTTGATATAGATCCTCAAAAGACTGGGATCAAGAAGATTTTTCCCTGCCTCAAGGAACCTGTGTTGACAAAGTCTGAGATAGAAAGATCGCACTCAGATAAAATTCCAAATGACAAGCACGGTTTGAAACATGCTTATTACATCCGTATGTCTAAGGCAGAAATGAATGGTACACAGAAATTAGATCAACAATACCTCGATCAAATTGCAACCAAGCTTGGCAAATTCTACCAACGGAAATGTGGAATCTTTTGTAAACCATTGAGTATAGATCAAGCGCTCAATGGGGTTCAGGGTACCACCATCAACCCCATTAATCTTCAATCCTCAGTTGGTGTTGGCATGCAAATGCTTTTTCCCAGCTGTCCAATGAAACACCACTATGTTGAAAGAACCAATGATATGTACAAAATCAAGGACAATAGTGAAGGAAGATTCCTTACGGCTTTTTGTAAAGCACAATGGAGGGGTTGGAGAAATGGAATTAATCGTGTGATTCCGTTTAGTGGAGCCCTAAAAGCAGAATTACTTCCATGTGACAAAATTTGGAAGAAGCGAATCTATAATGTGGCTCCATTTCCTACGGTTATCAACATGCGTAGGTTACTTGCCCCCATCCAAACCACTCTCCTAACACTCGGAGCAAAATCCCCATATCAAATTGCAATGGACCCTGTTTTAGAATGGAATAAGTTAATCCAATCAATGCACACAGTCGGTACTGATATCCTCGATATAGATTTTTCATCATATGATATGACTGTTCCATATGAAGTTGTATATGCCTGTAGAAAGTTTTTCGCTGAGTTTTATGAGGATGACATTTATGAGGAAATGTTTGCATGTATCTTTGACCATATTGCTACATCGCATTGGGTCATTGAGAACACC